CTCTTGGAGAGACGCAGTGAAACGGAAACCAAAACCGAAACGAGTTTCTGAGCCGAAAGTTCAGGCTCATTACTTGCTTCCCGAGCGAGTCGTTGAGGCCGTACGGATGGAAGCCGCCCGCCGTCGATGCTGGCCGGCTCGAATCATCGAAGAGATGATTTCCAGGCAATACGATCAGGTCAAACGGCCCGCTTAATTCTAGGTCGGGCTTGCCGCTGCAATTTTCACGTTCCGCAATATCCACATTTTTTGATGCGTTACACAAACGCCAAAGGAGCGATGCCATGCAACTCGTTTGTACGTCTGAACTGATCAACGATCTCTACATGCTCACGCAAAGCAACAAGCTGGGCTGGAGCACCTCAGCCCGCTTTGAGCGTGACACGATTCTCGGCCATCTCGACAGCCTGCCAGGTTGGGACGGCAAAACGCGGCGGCTGATCAAGACTGAGTACCTGGCCAAAAACGGCACGGTGCTGATCTTGGAGCGAACGCCCGAGCAACTGACATTCTTGTTTCAGTATGTCGAGTTCAGCGGCAACGTGCGTTACTCCACGCCCGAATGGCGTGATTGCGACGATTGCGGCAGCGTGCTGCCGATGGTGGCCGAAACCGCTTGCTTCACCTGCCTTGATGCGGAGGTGGCCTGATGCACGGCGAAGAACTGATCCCGCTGCTGATGATCGTGCTGCTGTGCGGCTTGCTTACGATGGCTTACGCCGTGCTCACTGAAGACGACGGCGACGATGATGCCGACATCGGTAGCTACGATCTCGACAGCTTGCACCCCTATAGTTACGGGGGCCGCCGCGATGATGTGCGATGAGTGTGACAACGGCTACGCGGCAGACGATAGCACCTGCAAACACTGTCAGGGATTTGGCGAAACGGCCCCGCGTAACAAATGCCTGCTGTGCCAGCGACACGCCAGCAAATGCGGCTGCAAGGCTGGCGTTCTTAAGATGAGCGATGCCGAATTCGGCAATTGGCTCCAGCATGTGGAAGCGGAATTTTTGGCTGAAGTTGAGGGACTTCAGCGTCTGGACGATGCACTCCAAGCGATGGAAGAAAGGGGAATTGAATGTTACGCAGCGACACTATAGGCAAGGTGGCATCGGCACTGGCCAAGGCCAGATCCGACTTCGGGCTTGTGCGAAAAGACTCAGTGAATCCGCACTTCAAAAGCCGATACGCCGACCTGGCCACCGTGCTGGAGGCCGTCTCTTACGCACTGGCACAACAGCATCTGACGATCACGCAGCCGACACGCATTGAAGACGGCAAGCTGATCGCAGAAACGTACGTGATTCATGGCGAAAGCGGCGAGTACATCGGGGCTGAGTATCCCGTGCTGCCGATCAAGAATGATCCGCAAGCGTACGGCTCAGCCCTTACATATGCCCGCCGTTACCTGCTCTGCTCACTCCTTGGCGTGGCCGCTGATGACGACGATGACGGTAACGCCGCCAGCCCGCCACCACGCCAGCAACAGCCGGCAGCAGCCCCCGCACCACCGAAGCCGCCCGTCACGTTCCCCGAATGGGCAAAGAGGGCCGCGGCAAAACTGGGGATGCTCGAAGCCACGTTCCGCGATCACCTGTTCGGCGTTTGCGTGGAACGCCAGCTTACCACCGCCGAACTGCCGGCCGATCAGCGGAACGAAGTGCTGGAAACGGCCTGGCAGAACGCCGGCCACAAAGAAGCGTTCCGTGAAGCCGCCCGTGCTCTTGATTCGCAAAGGGCGGCCGCATGAACACGTTCAGCACATCCAAGTCTTATCGTGCGTTTTTACACGATAAGACACAGCTAGACGGCAATCATGGGTTCAAGCCCAAGCAGATGCCCGATTTCCTCTTTCCTTTTCAGGCATCGCTTGTGGAGTGGGCTTTGATCAAAGGACGTGCCGCCATCTTTGCGGATTGCGGACTCGGCAAAACACCAACGCAACTGGCATGGGCCGATTGCGTGGCTAGGCACACTGGCAAGCCCGTGCTGATTCTTACGCCGTTAGCCGTCAGCCATCAGACCTGCCGTGAGGCTGAGAAGTTTGGCGTGGAAGCGCATCGCTCCAGTGATGGAACGGTGATGCCGCATATCACGGTGACAAATTACGAACGCCTCAAGCATTTCGACCCGGCCGACTTCGCCGGTGTTGTTTGCGATGAGGCATCCATTATCAAGCACTGGACAGGAGCAACACAGAAGGGAGTTACGCGATTTCTTTCCAAGATCCCGTATCGTCTGCTTTGCACCGCAACGCCTGCCCCCAACGATTACACCGAAATGGGCACGCACTCCGAAGCCCTTGGAGACCTGACGCATAGCCAGATGATCGAGACGTTCTTTCGCCAGGTATCGGACGACGAAAAGAAACGACTGGCCACGGCTGATGATGTGATCCATAGTCGCCGTCTTTCGTGGCGCGTGCTGCAAAGCATGGGCGAGTATGCGTTGAAGGCTCATGCGTTTGAGCCGTTCTGGAAATGGGTTAGCTCATGGGCCAGGGCTTGCCGCAAGCCGTCAGACCTTGGCTCGTTTGATGACTCCTATTTCACGCTGCCTGAACTGGTTCGGCGTGATCACATCATCACGCCACGCAAGCCGCCCGAAGGCTGGCTGTTTACCATCCCGGCGTTTGGCTTGAATCAAGAGCGTGGCGAACGTCGCCGCACAATTGAGGAGCGTAGCGAGCTAGTTGTTGATCTCACAAAAGACAGTGACTCAGCCGTCGTCTGGTGTCAGTACAACCCCGAAGGCGACCGGCTAGAAAAGGATATCCCCGGCTCCGTGCAGATTTCAGGCTCAGACAGCCTGGAAGCCAAAGAGGAAAAACTCCTGGCGTTTCTCGATGGTTCGGCTCGCGTGTTGGTTACCAAGCCCAAGATCGCTGGGCTTGGTCTGAATCTTCAGCACTGCGCTCACGTTGTTTGCTTCGTAGATCACAGCTACGAGCAGTTTTACCAATGCGTCCGACGCTGCTACCGGTTCGGTCAGAAGCGATCAGTGACGCTCGACGTGATTGCAACGGAAGGCGAAATTAACGTCGCCCGAAACATGAACCGCAAGCAACGGCTCGCGGATCAAATGTTTGATCAGGTTGTTCATTTCATGAACGATTCCAAGACCGTCAAGGCCAAACAACGCACAACAAAAACGGAGGTTCCACAATGGCTGTCTTTGACCAAGTAATCACTGACGATTACGCCATTTACAATGGCGATTGCATTGAAGTGATGCAATCCATGCCCGCTGAGTCTGTTCACCTGAGCGTATATTCTCCGCCGTTTGCTGGCCTGTATCAGTACAGCAGCGATCCATCGGACATGAGCAACTGCGCCAGCTACGCCGAATTCATGAAGCATTATGGATTCGCCGTTAAAGAATTGCACCGGATCACGTTACCAGGCCGGATGACGGCGGTGCATTGTCAGGATATTCCCATCCTGAAAAACAATGATCACCACCTGTCAGACTTCCCCGGTGATATCATTCGGATGCACGCGGAACTCGGCTGGAAATATGTGGCACGTTACCACGTCTGGAAAGAGCCGCTGACCGTTCGCAATCGCACGATGGTCAACAGTTTACACCATAAAACGCTGTGCGAAGATTCGACCCGGTGCAGCGTGGCAAACGCTGACTACCTGCTGATCTTCCGCAGGTCTGGCGACAATCCGATCCCGGTCGAGAAACCGATTGGATTGGTCAATTACGCTGGCTCACGCACGCCGCCACCTGAAACGCTCAAGTGGAAGGGACACAAGGGCGATCAGCGCAACAACGCCTATTCCCAGTGGATCTGGCGTCAATACGCATCGGCGTTCTGGGATGACGTGCGAATTGACCGCACGCTGGGCACTGGTGCCAGTCTCTACACCAACAATCGCGCGGATAAGGATGAGCCAGACGAAAAGCACATGCACCCGCTTCAACTTGATGTGATTGAGCGTTGCGTGGTGATGTGGAGCAACCCTGGCGAAACCGTGCTCACGCCGTTCCTTGGCGTTGGTTCCGAAGCCTATGGCGCGTTAGTCAACGGGCGCAAGGCTATCGGCGTGGAACTCAAGCCAGCCTACTACCGGCAAGCCGTGATCAATGTAGCGTCAGCCATTGAAGATCGTCCCGCTTCTGAACTTCTCTTTGATGTGGCCTGAACTGAGATGAAATCAGAAAACGTACAACTGGCAACCGAATGGGCCGCACTGTACCGGATGCGGGGGCTCCAGCCCTTGCCATCCCGTACAGATGAAAAGCGGCCAATGATTCGCTTTGCAGATTGGTGGGAGGCGCAAGCCCCCACCGATCTCTTCGAGAAGCACGCCACCACGAACATCCAGATCATGACCGGCCGGCACTGGTGTTTGCTGGTGATCGACCTGGACGGGCCCGAAGCGATTGAACTTTTCACGCGCAAGGGCCGCATCCCTCGTACCTGGCAAACGCATTCCGGCGGTGCCGGCCGGCACGTCTGGTTCCGCATTCCTGCTGATCTGCCCGACATGCCGAAAGCGTTTCTCTGGAAGGGCGACGGCAAGCATGAGGCGATTGAGCGTTTGTGTGACCGCTCGCTGGTGATGGCACCGCCTTCGATTCATCCAGGCACCGGCAAGCGTTACAGGTTTGTTGAGGGGCTGCCGAATCCGCTCAACAGCGTACCCGCGATGGCACCGGCCTGGGTGCTGGCACTCAAGCCAATTCAGCCGGCCGTCAGCGTGCCACCGCCCGCAACAATTCGCACGCCAGCCCCACGCATCAAGCACGTGGCCGGCCGTTATCACCGTGCCGATGTGATCGCCAGCATCCCCAGCATTCCGGCACTGGCCGCAAGCTGGGGCGTGCGGATCGCCGGCAAAGCCACGCAACGCGGATGGGTGCCCTGCCACGCCGTAGACCGGCAAGACGACCGGGCATCAGCCGCAATTCACCTGCACACCGGGCAGTATGTTGACCGCGGCTCAGGCGTGAGTTTGAGCCTATTCGACCTGGCTGCAAGACTCGGCATCTACCACGACTGGCAAGACGCAATTCAACAATTAGGAGCCACGCACAATGTCAGCCGCAGTGCTTGAAGATTTGACCATCTCGCATGAACTTCGCATTCTGCTGCCCCCGCAATCGGTGGAAGAACGAGCGAAGCTGGAAGCCAGCCTGAAGGCCGAAGGATGCCGTGATCCCATCGTAGTATGGAACGGCACCATCATTGACGGGCACAACCGTTACGAGATCTGCCAGCGTGATGGTATTCCGTTTGAGGTGGTCGAACGCTCGTTTGTCACGCTGGACGATGCCAAGCTCTGGATGATTCAGAATCAGCTTGGCCGGCGCAATCTCACCGACCTGGACCGCATCGCGTTAGCAAAGGCCGCTGAGCCGCTGATTGCGGCAAAAGCGAAAGAGAATCAGAAGCGGGGCGGCAATACTAGTGGAGTGGGTTGTCAGAAATCTGACAAACCACTTGATACCAAGCAGGAAGCCGCCGCATTGGCTGGCGTGAGTCATGACACCTATGCCAAGGGCAAGAAGGTGCTTGATCAGGGCACGCCTGAACTTCAACAGGCCGTGCGTGAAAAGAAGGCCAGCATTAGTGCCGCCGCTGCCGTGGCCGAACTGCCACCAGAAGAACAGCGTGAAGTGGTGAGCCAGGGTAAGAAAGCCGTGGCCGCGAAAGCGAAGGCAATCAAAGACGCATTTGAATTGGCTGGCGAAAAGGTCGATCCACGCATCACGCCCGAAGTCAT